CAGGAAGGATATATATTCAAACAAAACTGGGATTACCAGTACCACATGGTGTGTTTGTAATTTATGGGCAAAATACGTTCACTCATGAGAGAGTACACTATCGGTAGGTTTTTATAACGCTATTACTTAGTAGTTACACGGTAGATGGGGCATCAGATGTATGTCTATTCCAAACGACTATCACGTGCCCCACTTCACTACCTGTTGTCACTTATTAATGGTAGAAGATTATTTAAAGAGCATTAGACAGTTAATTAGACATGGAGGTGATCAGATGATAATCAAGTGCCAATGCGGAAAAGAAGTTCTAAACATTCCAGATTATGAGACAGTGAAGAGATACAATAAAAGAACGCACAAGATGGAAACCCAAAAAGTATTTACTGACGTAAAGAAGTATATAGAGCATAGAATAGGCAATGGAAAGTTTGGAGTATGGAGGATCTGGCAAACAGAAACACAATACAAACTATTTATAATGCATACGGAATGTTATGAAGCAACCTGGAAAGAATTCTGTTTAAGCAGTAAATCTATAGAGGACTTCTTCGCAGGACAAAGCTACCTTTAACAACCAACAATTTATTACTTTATTTTTTGGGATTATTGGGAAAATTTGGGAAAAGTTTAAATAACAGAGTTAACTAAAGATATTAATGGCTAAAGTATCTCCAGAAGTTAAAAAAGAAGTTTCTCGTTTACGAAGTGATATACGCAAATTAGCACAGAGCCACGAACCAAAAGTAAAGAAAGACACAAATCCATTCACCGGAGTTGTATCTGGAAACTACTGGACACAGACAGGAATGCCTTGGGTAAGTAGTGAAGGAAGAAAGGCAGTTTTAACAGAATGGTTTTGGCAACCGATTCGTGGTCAGCCAAGAAGAGTAGACACAAATGAAATTCGACAATTCAGTCAAACCTTCTGGGTTAACAGTTGTGTAACAACAATCTGTGATGAGATTACAGCAATGGATTGGGATATAAAACCAATCGACGAACAGATGGCTCAATCATTGAAAACACAAACAGAAGAAGTAAAACAATTCTTAAAATATCCAAATAAAAATAGAGAGTCATGGTCAATAGTATTAAGAGCATTAATAAAAGATATACTTGAATTAGATGCAGGAGTATTAGTAAAAGTATTCGATTTAAGTTCATATGACTTCGATCAATTAGAACCAAAGTCTGGAGCACCAGTACTCAAACCATTAGGACAAAGAAAACTACTTGAATTATATGCTCGAGATGGCGCAAGTTTCCTAAAAGAAGCGGACAAGTTTGGATTCGTGAAAGGTTACTGGCAATATTCTTATCAAATACCTGCACATCCAATGTGGTTTAATGAAGAAGAAATAGTATACATGGTTAGAAATCTAAGATCCATGAGTGTTTATGGATTTAGTCCAGTACAATCAATAATGGAAATAATCAAATCATTACATTATTCTACTCTCTATAACAAAAGATTATTCGAAGAGAATTCAATACCTGATGGAATATTAGGTGTAGAAGACACAAATGAAAATGAGATGCAAGACTTCGTAGACAACTGGGCCAGAGAGTTCAAAGGACAACCACACAAGTTCGCAATGGTCAACAAGAAGATAAACTGGCAACCATTAAATGTCTCCCAGAGAGAACTGGAATTCTTAGAAACACAGAAATGGTATTATAAAATAGTCATTGCGGCATTTGGATTGACACCAAGCGAATTGGGGATCACAGACGAATTGAATAGAAGTACCTCAGCAACACAAAGTGAACTATCCAGGAGAAAAGGTATTCGACCATTAATGAAGATTATTGAAAATTACATCAATCAATCAATCATACCAGAGTTCGGTTATGAAGGAATAGAATTCCAATTTGTCTATGACGATCCAAGTGAGAAGGCGCAAAGACTTGCCAACTGGAAAATAGAACTCGAAATGGGTGTAAAAACCCCAGACGAGATAAGAAACGAAATGGGATTAGAACCTTTAATGACTGGACAAGGACAATTCGCACAAAGTCCATACGCATCCGTAACGCCCGGAATAGGTGGAACAGGTGAATTGGTAGGCAATGATGGAAATACGGGTGGCCTTGGGCACAATACGGGTGGATTAGGACACTCTTCAGGCACAGGTGAGTTAACCGGACAAACTGATTTTAATGAAGAACAACCAGCCAAAGCAGAATCTAAACGGACATTAGAAAATGAAGAGCCAAAATTAGGTCAGAAATTAGGAAAGAGTGTAGATACAAAACCAGAAGTCCAAGCAATTCAAGTCGCAGAAGAAGAGAAGAATAGATTAGTGATGGATCCATTCAGTCAAGGCAACAGACCAGATGCTTCAGTCAAATCAACAGGCTCAGTTATTCCATGCGACATATCAGACGAAATGATCAGAGGAGTAGCAATGAAAGAGAACATTCAATTCGAAGAATTACTTCAAGCAGTAGCGGTTGAATTAAGCAGAGTGGAAGCAAGAAACAATAACGAGACAGTTATTATTGGAATAGCATTGGACAATTTAAAGAAGGATCCTAATTTTTATAAAAACTTTATGAAGAGTCTATCTCAATCAGAAAAGAATGAAATCATAGACTTGATATACAATAAGCTGAAAAACGATTTATATTTAATTTTACAACGAATGGGCGGACATTCAAGACAGGAAGCTGCAGAGGTTGCAAACTTACTGGGACAGAGGCAAAGAATTAAATCGGTACCTGAAAATCAAGTACAAAAGGCCAGCGAGATAGATTACAACGGACGCAAAATAATCGTGCATCAAGCATTCGACTTAAACGTATGGATCGCAAGAGTGGACGAAGAAGATATCAAAGTGGAAGCCAGAAGCAGAAAAGAAGTTATTGAACAAGCAAAAGCAAAACTGGATAAATTAAGCAAAGGAGTCGATGACGGACAATATTATAAAGAGCCAGTGAGTACACCTCAAAAGCCAGCACCAGTCGCAACACAACCAACACAAGAAGCAAAAAAAAAAGATAAGAACAATTTAACTTGTCCTCAATGCGGAAGCACAACCCTCGTAAGCGAAGTAGATCAACTACTCGGAAAACATTCTCAAAGATACAGATGTTTAAACTGTCATGCATACCTCAAAGATGAAGAGTTAATGGACGTTGGAGTTTTAAACACAATTCAAGCAACACCAAAATCTGAGGCAGTAACCAAACCAAACTGGAGTCCAAAGTCAATAGAGAAAAGCATGGATATGGATATGGACACAAAGACATACGTAGGATTTGATTACATAAAATCACTTCACGAATCAGACATGTATGCTGAATCAAAACAATATCAAAAACTATTGGAAGGATATTTTAAAGACAACAAAGAGCCATTAAGCGAGAAAAAGATAAAATCAATTATAGCAATTTTAAAAGAAGGAATCAGAACAAATTCAAGCGCGAGTAAAATATCGAAAGAAATTAATAAAGTAATTGGAGACGAACAACGTTCAGAAACAATTGCAAGAACAGAAATGGTACGAATTACGAATGAAGGTAAAATAGCGCAGGCAAATTCTGAAGGTGTAACAAAATTCAAATGGTCAAGTGCAGCAGAAGATAAAAGATTATGTGAGAGATGTGCAAAGTTAGATGGGAAGATATTCACAGAGAAAGCAATAAAAGGAAAACTCCCCTTACATCCTCGGTGCAGATGCAGTTTTGTTAATGTGTATTAGAAAGTTTTAAAAAGCCGTTACACCTTAGAGTATTCAATGAAAACACAATGTGCTAACTGCAAGAAAGAGATAGATCGCAGACCATGCAGAATAAAGGAAAGGAACTACTGCAATGGAAAATGCCAGATGGAGTATGAATATTCTCAAGGTATAAGGGACAAAAACAAAGTAACACAGAAAGCTAATCAAGTTCTGAGAGAAATAGGCATGAACAAATTTTTAACCAATCCAACAATAAAAATAGGCAAGAGGGGATATAGATTAATTTATGTTCCAACAAGAGGATGGGTGAAGGAACATCACTATATCTGGGAACAACATAACGGTCCAGTTCCAAAAGGAATGTGCATTCATCACATAGATCAAAACAAATTGAATAACAAGATAGAAAATTTAAGATTAATGACTATTTCAGATCATCACAAATTGCACTACGCAGAAAGAATAATTAATGAATTAGGACAATTCAAACCGAAAGATAAATAAATAAGATTAATCTATAGATATCATGACTGAGGCAAAACAAGTATTCATTCCAGTAGAATTTAAACCATTTATGGATATTTTAATTAAGATTCTAAAAACACAGGAAGCAATACTGGAGGAACTAAAGAATGTCAGACGATAGTATAATTGACTTCAATCAACCAATGTCTCAAGAACAAGCACTCGCATTAATCAAGAAATCATTATCAGCACTATGGGCAGAACACTATTCATTGAAGCAAAGTCTCGGACAGTCAACCACAGTCAACCAGCCAAGTCTGAGTTACATGAAAGAGTTAAATGCAATTAAAGGTATCGGACCGCAAACCGTAAACGACATCGTATTGGTTTATCCTACAAAGGAAGAATTAGTCCAAACAATAAAAGCAGGAAAGAAACTTCCATTCAGAAATGATGTAGTCAATAAATTGAAACTGGCGTATGATTAAAAGAAAAGAGTTGAACAAATTGGTGGTTGTAATGATTTCAAATAGACAAAGTCCCCCAACAGCTAAAGAATTATATATCTCAGCCAGACAAGAAAGAGGAATATTTCAACAAGAAAAGGTCAGAGGTTTCAAATCCTTCATCAAAATAATCAATACATTCCCACAAATACAACCATTAGGCCAGTCGCCAAGAGTATACACTATAAAGAAATAACAGAGAAAGGTTTTAATATCAATCACTATTTAAGAGTTAATGGATAGTGCATTCCAATTTTATATACCTTTGAAAAAAGGAACTTCTGCAGACAATTTAATGGGGATAGCGTCAACTGTTTCTATCGATAGAGATGGAGAGAGAATGAGTAGCACAGCGTTAGAAGAAATGCGCCAAGCGATTGTATCTCGCGGGGTTAATCTTTTTGGAAATCACGAACACCAATGGGAAAATACACTTGGCGTAATAAAAGAGGCACACATAGAAAACAATCAACTCATGATTAAAACAACGCTGGACAACCCAGAGACCAATCCCAAAGTAAGAATGCTAACTGAAAAAATGAAGAGAGGAATAAATCTCGGTTTGTCAGTTGGAGGCACAGTCACAAAAGAGCGTTGGGAATACGACAAATCTGTGAATAGGAAGGTGAAAGTAATCGATGGAGTCAAACTGTTTGAAATTAGCGTGGTAGGAATACCATCCAATGCAGACAGTTTCCTCAGCCTTCCAGATGCAATAGGTAAATCAGCAAAGCAGATTCTAATCAACAAAAGAGCCAATGAACTAAAGATGACCTTGGGCAAATCACCAATGCATGATCAAATAGCTGGATGGATTAAGAGAGGAGACACTAAAGAATCAATTGAAAATAGATTAATGGATGGATATGGAAAGTCAAAAGAAGAAGCACATGATTTATACACAGACGCAGCAATGAGTAGCGCAGCAAGTAGAAATAAGAATGCACCAGAAGAAGTAGAAGACTTGAAAGCTTTGGATGAGATGGCCAAAGCGATATTCATGAGATCATTTAATGATTTGAATGCAGGAGAAAAAGATGAAATAATGGCAATCACTGGAATTGCTCCAGGACAGAAGCCAGAGCACAAAGCTACAGTAGACCAAACTCAGCCTAAAGGACAAAGTGCTGGAGAACAAAGCATATTGAAGGGATTAACAATAAAAGAGAAGTACGATCGTTCAAAGGCCAAGAACAAATTATCAAGCTCAATGGAGTACATGCCATTAGAAAATACAGCTTACGATCCAATGGCTCAACAGCAAGCACCAGATAAATCAAACAATCCAAACGGAGTAAACGAAGAAGAACCAGAAGTATTAAAAGAGAATCCTGCGGAGAAAGACTTCCAATCAGCAACTAAAGATCGACTAAGCAATAAATTATTCAATAAACCATATTCACAATTAAGTGAAGCAGAGAAAGAAGAGGTAGACCATGCAGCAAATGAAACAACTAAAGCAGAAAATTCAAAGGAAGAACCTGTGAGAGATTGCGGATGGTGTGGAGAAGAATTGCCGCCATATTCAGAATGGAAATGGGTGCTATGTCCTAAATGTAAAATAAAGGAAGAAGAGAAATCAGTAAGTAAAGAAGCACATGTATTCGGAGCAAATAACAATGAAGCACTCGCAGCAAGATACAACGATATGATTCAACCAAACTTGGAAGTTAGAAAATTAGAGTCAACGCAGAATTATATGTCTGCAGAAAACACAAGACAAGATATATTCACAAAATGTAAGGAGGTTAAATAATATGGGAAAAACAATAAAGGTAAACAAGGCTAAGGAAGAAGAGAAGAAGCCATCCAAGGAGGAAGCAAACTCAGAAGAGAATGCTAACGTCAAGGATGACCAAGAATCTGCAGATAGAGGCAATGCACCAGTTGACGAGAAAGCAGCAGTCCCAGCTGAAGGGCAAGGAGTAAGTCCAGTAGACGAGATAACCTCAATGTTGAAAGACGGATCCCTACCAGAAGAAGTAGTTCAAGAAATACACAACTACTGCAAGCTGAAGAGGCAAGTCAAAGCAGCACCTGAGAAAGAAGATGGTTCTGAGGAAGTACCTGAAAAAAAGGTAATGTCCAAGAAAGAAGATCTCAATCCAGAGGAAGCTGAAGCTGAAGGCGCGAAGGATGGAAACACAACCACAAATGCTGCTGTAATAGGCAACAAGCAAGATGTATTCAATCCAAGTAGTGCAGTCAATGGGGCAAGAGAAGCCACAGGCAATTCGAACTCACCTTCGAGTCTTGGATACACAGGCAAAAGTCTGAACTTTGAAAAGAGTCCTTTATTCGTTGAGATGTCCAAGCATTTCGCTGCATTAGGCGAAACAGTTTCTAAGAAATTAGAAGCTACAGAGAAATCTGTGTCAGACAGAATAGCGAATATGAATAAGGCTCTTGAAGCAATGTACAACAAACCTATGTACAAAGCAATCTCTGAGGAAACAAATCCTGAGGGCGTGCAGAAGATAGGAATCAAAGAACAACTTGCTAAGGGTAAGTTCAGAACATCGAACTGATTCGTGTATCAAACAAAAACCAAAATTATTTAACTGCTCTTTGATTTAGAGGGCAATCATATTCACGCTTTATGCGTAGAAACAACAATTACAAAGGAGGATAAAAAAATATCAATATGGAAGAAATGATGAGAAAGATGGCAACAGTCGGAAGTTTGCTACCAGACAAGTCTGTAGTTTCTGATGGAATGTCAGGAAACGGATCTGTAGGAAGCGACTACGACATGAGAAAATCTATCAGAGAAGAAGTTGGTTATACCACTTTCAGAGAAACATACAAAGCGTTGACAACAACACTAAGTACATACTCTGCAGGAACTCTGCCAGTTTTAATCCCAGTTTATGTTGATCCAGAAATAATTGATTTAACAAGAAGAGCAACTCCTCTTGTCGAGTTAATTCCAAGGACAACTAACTTCGGAAAAACTGCAGACTACAACCAAATCACAGCAATCCAAACAGCAGTACCATTGACAGAAGATGCAGCATTAACTGACCAAAACGATACTTACGTACGTAGAAGTGTTTCAATCAAATACTTATACAGTGTAGGAAGAGTTACTGGCCCAATGTTTGCAGCATCCAAGCAATATCTATCAGCAGGAGGATATGTTGACGCACTTTCACTCGAAGTTAAGAATAAAACCTTAGCTATGAAGAGATTGGAAGAAGCAATGATTTTGTTAGGAGATACCAACGCTGACTGGGTTGAGCCTGTTAATAGCACCACAATATCTGCAGCAGTTTCATTCGATGGTCTATATAGAAGCATAGCTTCTACAGTAGTTGGTGGAAGCACTAATTACCAGACTGATAACGGTGGAGCAGCTTTGTCTATTGGGCAAATAAGAACAGCAATCAGAACAGCCAGAACAGCTGGTGGAGAGCCAAACTTAATCGTTTGTGATTATTCTTCGTATGATAACATCAAGGCTTTAATTCAAGACCAACTTAGATATGTCTCAACGCAAACAATTGCTTGGGGAATAACTACAGTTTCTTTTGAAGGATTGCCAGTGATAGCTTCACGTTTCCTCAGCACAGTCGCTGGGACAGGCGCGATGGTACCACAAACTGGAAAGAGCTTATTCGTACTTGACACCAATGTCATAGAAATGAGAGTTCTGCAGGATGTATCTTATGAAGAACTTGCAAAGACCAACGACTCAGTGAAATTCATGCTTAAATGTTATGAAACACTTGTAGTTAAGGCACCGCAATTTAATCACGTAATCATTGATATCGGAGCTTAATGGCAGCAATAACAGGATGCACATCCTTGCAATTTGTACCAAATTCAAGCCTTCGTGTTGAAGTCTTTACTACACCAAGTACAGCTGATTCAGCTGACACCTTAGACGTGTCGTCTGCAGCAGCAACTGGTGGAAATACATTCTCAACAATATACGGAGTCTTGGGAGCTTTCGATAACACTACTGGGGACGCTGTAACGGCAACCTGGTCTGGAACAACAATAACTATAGATGCGAGCGGTGGAACAACCGACCACATATATAGACTTGTAGTTTTAGGAAAGTAACGAGAGAGTAAGGTAACCAAACACAACGGGGCAGACAAGACACACCACTCGGACATGACTCGAAAGAGGATATGGGTGAGGAACTTGATTGATAAGTCCCTGTTTCACATTCACTAAAGTCAAGGAGGAAAACAAATGGCAATAACACCAAAAGTAGAAGTATACGACCTAAGTATAAATGATGTAGTTACAGATGCAGCTCTATTGAAAACATGGGTAGATGCATTAGTAATAACTCATGTTTATGGTTGGGCAGTAACTGCAGTAAGTAATAGTAGACAGAGATACACTATAGTGTATGATTAGATATAAATATCAGTGAAGATTATGATATATGCGACTGAGTTTCTAACTCAGTAAGGGGTTAGCTCAAACTAACCAGAATATTAACAATGAAAGGAGGTATAAATAAAGAAAAATGGTTCAAGAAGGATTAAGAAGTGTAAGAGGAGCAGCAGCACCACCATTCACAGCAGGACCGTACACGTGGGCAAATACTACGACAAGTACAGTACCAGCAAGTACAACTCCATGGTTAATGTTTGATTTATTTTCAAATAGTCCAACAGCACCAGCAAGAAATGGAGCATTGAATGTAACATTAAATCGTTATATTGCTATGACTACTTGGGATGGAAATGCAGACTGTGCACTGAAAGTTCAATGTAATAATCAGATAGCTTGTCCAGCAGGACAGAGAAGTACAGCTATTGCATATCAAGCAAGAGCATATGCTGATTGTACAAAGGTAGTTGGAGTAGAGGGAAATTCCAGAGTAAATGTTGGAGTAACCTGTCCAACAGTCTATGGTATAAATCATACTGTAGAAATCTATGGAACAGTAGCAACAGTTATGTATGGATTGTATATGGATATGCGTAATGAAGGAGCAGCACCAACAACAAGTGCAGCATTATTTGTAAACAACTCAAATGCTTCATTAGGAACAGCAGTAGGAGCAGCATTGATGGTAAGTAAAGGTTCAGTTAATTTAGGATTTGATTATCTGATTGATAGCTTATCAGCAGACTGTATTAACACTGCAGTATTGAGAGTTTATGATGATGGAGATGTTTGTAATGATACAGTATCAACAGGTTCATTCGCAAGTGCAGCAGGATACTTAACAGTAGTTGTAGGAACTGCAACAAGATACATACACTTGTCAAGTGCAAAACCAACTTAACAAGCAAACAATATTTTATTATTTTATTATTTTGATTTATAGCAAGGTTTAAATGATTGGATGAGTATAGAATAACATGAAAACAATAAAGATAGTCAACTGGAAGGCAGTAGAAGGAGAGAAAGAGATAGAAGAGAACATAGTAAAAGTTATAATGGCATTACTTAGTTTCAAAGATCCAAAGACATTGCCTCAAGGATTTAGACAAGCAATGATGTTCAATAGATTATTCAAAGCATTTGAAAATAAAGAGCAACTAATTATAGAGGATGAAGATTATAATTTTATCAAGAAAATGATTGAAACAGACACTCCTGCAATATGGGGTACGAATGTCAATATCATGAAGGCATTAGAGGATTTCAATGCACAAGATCAAATTTAAGAACGGATTACCCAATGGCAGGAATAATACAATCAAGCGGAAGTCCAGAAGACAAAAGATTATTGAGTCCGACTCAGACAGAATCGACACAGAGAACCAGAGCAACATTCGGGGCGATTCCAGTATTTCCAAACACTCAAGACTTCCCTCCAAGTGATGTAAATCAAGTCAAGACAAAGAGGAATCGCACAAGAATGGATGATTTATTGGAATCACCAAGCAGAGCAATGACTCAATGAGCAACCATAAGATTTTAATAACACTGAGAGGTTATAATTCTAATTCGAGAACATGAATAAGTCAATAACAATCCTCTTCGCATTGGCATTTGCAATCGCAATAGTATCTGCAGCCGACTTCACACCAACAGGAGACATAAATCTCAGAGGAATATATTCAATAAAGAATGGAACAAATGCAACATTCAATGGAAACATCCAGGCTGGTAGCTTTTCAGGCAATGGACATAATCTGACTGATCTTAATGTTAACACCTTCAATTCAAGTACAGCAACACAAGACATGCTTAATTCAAACGTTACGGCTTTACAATTATTCATCAACTCAGTCGTGACTGGCAACTATACATCGTCTATAAATTACATTAATTTAGTAGTCAATGGAAATCTCACCGCAGCACAGTTGTATGCAAATACTATACTACAGGGAAACTTGACTGCAGAAAGAACAGTTACAAATAATAATATTAATGGGAACTTTACAGCTTTACAGCTTTACAGCAATACAGTAGTATCTGGAAACAAGACTGAAATATTTAACACAGCAAACTCAAACTATTCAAACATCAATTCAGCGATTACAGAAAATAGTTCAAACAATCAGGCATACACCAATACAAATATCTTAAACAATAAAACTGATTTATACAATAATTTAACAACGGGCTTCGTAATAAATGGGAATAGTTCAATCTGGTGGGCTAATTTCAGCGACATAGTAGGCCCATGGATAATCAGAACAAATACATTCATCGACTTCAACGGAACAAAACTACAAAATGAGTATCTTAAGATTGTTAATATGTTCACCCAGGCAGAAATAGTAAATATGATATCGCAGAATGAAACAAAAGCGGAGCAAAATGCCAATACGGCAATGAATGGAAACATCACCGCACTCAATACCAGCTTACTAAGCTATACAAATACAAACATAAATGGAAATTTAACAACTGCCTTCAATGCAATAAACGCCAATTCAACAGCCGATAGAACATGGGTGCAGAGTAATTTTATTAATGGAAGCAACGCTACTATTAACGGATTAATCAACAATGGAAGCTATCTCGACACACATAACGATTCCTATATCAAATTAGATAACACAACAATCAACGGTCTAATTGGGCAAAACACAAGTCTCTGGAATGCAGCCAACAACAAATTTAATTCAACATATGCTTCCTTTAACTTTACAAACGGAACAGGCATACTTCTATCAGGAGCAAACCAATTTAATATAAGCAAAGGATATACAGACACACTATACATAGCATTAGGAAACGTAACAATAAATGGCTTGATAAATAACGGTTCATATTTAGATACACACAATGATTCATACATTAAGTTAGACAATGCTACAATAAACGCAGGCATTGGATTCTGGTATAATTACACCACAATAGATACTGCAAATGATACAATAACATATGTTCCTTATGTCGGTGCAAGTAAAAACTTAAACCTTCTAAATGTTAACTTAACAAATGTTAGCTTCGTAAGCATAGGAAACATAGTTCCAGTATATAACTTCGAATTGAATGTATCAAGCACAAATTATCTAATGAGATTAATTGGAAACATAAACAATTACGTAGAGTTTAATATATTCAACAAAAATAATGGTTCAAGTTCAAGCACAGACATTGTAGCAACAAATAACTATGGGGATGATACAAATTATTACATTAATATGGGAATAAACGGGTTTAATTTCTCGAATGCAAACTGGACAATCAACGGAGCAAATGACGGATACTTATTCGTACAAAATGGAAGTTTAGCTATTGGAACATCAAGTACAGGAAAGAATATATCCTTTTTCACTGGCGGAGTATTAGCGGCTAACGAAGAAATGAGAATTAATTCAAATGGTTTTGTAGGAATTGGAATAACCAATCCAAGTAGAACATTAGATGTCAGAGGTTTAGGAAATTTCAGCGGAACAGTTTACATTAACAACGCAACAGACCTGGCAACGGCATTCATTTCA